GTAATGCATATGGTAAAATGAATGGTTTGGGCTTCAATCCTACTGCCCAAATGTTCTGGAGTAATGCATATGGAAAACGTATATATGAGGATCACCTCGTTGGTGATATATTAATTATAGTTGGGTCACCATCGTTCTTGGCTCAGCTTTAGGCAATTTTGCCACAGTGAGGAGACGACTGTGAACAAAGAGCACAAGTTGATTGTAAAAAGCATCTTAAAAGATGTTGAAGGAGCTAAGGATGATTTTGGTCAGCCAGTTGCAGATGCAGCTTCAGTTATTGAGGCAGCAAAGGAAGCGATCTCCAAATTGAAGGACGATTTGCAAGAGAAATTTGACGATATGTCTGAGAGCAAACAGGAGGGTGATGAAGGCCAAAAGCTTGAAGAAGTAATAGGCAAACTTGACACGTTAGAAAATTCTCTAGATGAGTTAAAAACAGCACTAGAAGAACCAATGTTCGATGCTGTCATCGATGAGATAAAAGAACTCACGGAGTAGATTATGCCAGAGAAGCTTAATCTTGATGAACAGAACGTGGATGTGTTTGAATTAACAACAACACAGGCGCGCTCCATAGATGTGGAGTCTGAACTCGAAATTGGAGAGCAATTGCAGCTGGCCCTCGATGAGGCCCAAGCAAAAGCTTTCTCCGACGAACATGATGTATCATACCTCGTGCTAAAGATCACGAAGGGTTAACGAGATCACCTGGCCGACCATACTGCCCCCCAGGTGCTGGGCCAGGTGTACACTTACCGCGCCAGATATTGTAGAGTTGAGTTGAGTACTGGCGCGGTCTTTTTACATGGAGGATAATATGGTAAAGCAACCTCAACGGGTCTATAGTAATCCAGTTTGGAATTCTACACATTGGGAATGGATGTCGCTTGTTCGTGAACATAAAGCGCGTGTTCTTAGAAATGGCGAAAATCCAATAGATTTTCCTGATGAGGCAGTAGCGTTTGAAACCCGCAATTTCGGTTGGATTTTATCTAAACCGAATGGTGATGGAAAACGCAAAATCCTTGTTCAATATTAGGGGAACAACATGTCAATAGGTTCAGGTAAATATGATGGAGAAGCCACATGGGTACAGGTGCGCACCCAAGCTACTGGTGTATTACTAATGATAGTAGATGGTAATAAAGGAAATGGCTTTTCATTAGCTAGTTATGATATTCAAGCAACACTTGAGATTACATTATCATTACCAAAATTACTTAGAATGATGGCAGATCAAATTGAGATTGATATAAAGGAGCATGGGTTCAATGGAAACGGTATTTAGCTTCGTAGAAGATGATGGAACAAATATTCACATAAATGCTGGAGCATTACGTTTATGGTGTATAGAAAATAAGCCTGAAATATACTCACTGCCACTTAATTATGATTTAATGGAGATATTTGAACGTGACAACACTATTTCGCCAGAAAGAGTTGAAGAACTCTCTAAGAGAGAAGATCTTGGCCCTATTATAATGGTAAAGGATGGCACGATAGGGTCAAATGGGCACCCAAATGCAATAATTGTTGATGGTCATCATCGTTATGCACTGGCCTGTCTTAGAGGCCAGCAGTATATTGAAGGATATTTTTTGGAAGAAGCGCAATGGAGAAGATTCCAAATATTTGGATTACCGGACATAACTGCTGAACAGTTGCGTAAATCGCCAGTAACCAAGAGGGACTACTAATGGACTTCGATGAATTTACAAAATCACTATGGTATAATCATTGGATTGATGAAGAAGGGCATTTGAAAATGTACATTAGACGTACACCACTAAGATTTAAGCATAGATGGGGAAATTATCAATTAGCTAGCATGAGTAATGATATAGCTCCTGGTAAAGGAGCATTGAAGAAGTTTCTTGATAAATATGAACCAATGTATCAATTTTACGTTGAAAACTTATTAAATCCACAATTGGTTGTATTCTTTTTGCGTCGTGGATATAGAATAGTATCAGGGAATCATGCTCCATGTATGATAGGGCCTGATCCAAATCCAGGAGAGGAAAATGGAAATGTTCAGTAGAGATGATCTAGTCAAGGGATTGGATCTATTTCAAATACCAGAATACATGCGTGGAGGTTTACTTCGTTGGATAGAAAGTGGGATAATACCTGGAAATTTTCTAACTGCTATCATAAAGAATGATTTGCGCAGATCATTTGAATACGCAGATGATGAGAATAGCTTCAGGATACATAGCTATATCAAATTCCTTTACAATTGCGCTCCAGGTGAATGCTGGGGTTCAGAAGAAAAAGTTAAAAGCTGGAGTATGAAGCATAAAATAGTTAGAATAAGCAATTTTGAGCTAAGAGACGAAGATCACGAAGAATCAGGAGACACAGATGGATGAACCGTATCATAGAGAATTGCACGAAGTCTTGAGGAGAAAAGGTTGGGCTCATCAACGTGTGAATAGATGCGATAGTCTCAGCTACGATCATTATTATGACAAATTTAATGATAGAGAAATTTTCTTTTATGAAGACGATTCAGTACAGTCATTTGAATCAAGTATGAAAATGAAAATAAGAGTCTTCGATGAAGTAACAAATAATCTCTTCACAGGGGATGACTGATGAGAAATTTGGTTGTAACACTCACGCTCTTGGTGGCGCAACCAGGTCATGCCGCCACTTGTCATATGTATTCTAGGTGGTATTATCCTTATCCTCAGCCAAAATGCTCTGGTGTTTATTCTAGGACATCTACACCAGATAATAAATCATGGTATGTTGAGATTACAAAGTTTCCACCAAATTGGGAAGATCAAGAACGTCAAAATGGCATAGAACAACTCAAGAAACAAATGGACAAGAACAATGAGGACAAGCCCGTTCAATAAAAAAGTACATGATGTTTTAACTTCAAAAGGATTTTCATATAAAGAAAGAGGCCACGTTGATGTATATAGTAAAAATGGCACAACTATTTTTATATACATGTCAGATCATTGTTTCATGATAACAAACGGAAAGGTAGCAACTCAGAAGGAATTTGAAGATGCCACACAGTTATCCCGCTGATTATGCAGGACCAATATTAAAGGGCGATAATCATTGGATTGTACACAAATTTTGTGGACATCATTCTTGGCATCTTGCTGAATATCACATTAGAATAATGACATTTGATGGCAAAACTGAGTTTGTTTGTACGTGTCAAGCAGGACGAAACTGTAAACATATTCATATGGTAGCTGATACACTTAAACCAAAGAAGGATCTGTTCTAATGCGTTGGAAAAATAGACCAGACAAGGACAAGGTCAAAGTGATTCGTGATATAAGAAACTCTAACAGAGATTATTGGCTACAAAGAGAAAGAGCTGAGCAACTATACAAAGAAGGAAAATTAATTCAAATTCAAGCCTATGATGATAGATGGGTATATGCAACTAAAACTCCAGAAGAGTATTATTTTTGATATTAGGAACGTATAGACGTGAAGGAACCGTATGAGTATCTTGTCACGTCTTCACGTATGGAAGTTCGCTTCCATTAATTAGTAGGAGAAAGTAATGGATGATGTAAAAAAGCCAGTGTTTAGCGAAACTTCATGGCTAGTAAAGCTCTTGGAGCGCGGAAGGACTGAGAAGTTTATGGAGACTATAGATATCACAAGGGAGATAGCACTTCGCTTCCTGAGCATCGCTGATCCAAACAACCGAAATCTTTCCAGAGTATCCGTAGAGAACTATGCACATGATATGTTAGCTAAACAATGGATAGATAATGGTGAAGCTATCCAAGTTCTAAGTACTGGAATATTGGGTAACGGTCATAATCGTTTGAACGCTGTACTGAAGGCAGCAGAAACTGATCCAGGTATAAATGTAAGAATGACATTTATATTTGGTATCATACCAGAAGCTCGCCGATCTTTTGATCAAGGTAAAAACAGAACAGCAGGAGACCGATTCAAGATCGAGATGAAAGTAAACCATGGCGCTGCTATGGCATCAGCTATCGGTCTTATTGAAGCTCGTGCTAAAGGACAGAGAACAATTGGAGGGAGAGTCTCTTCAACAATTTCTGATATCCTCAAAGCGTATGAGAAAAATAGGAGCGTATATGATGATGCAGCAGACAGAATGGTTGGCATTGGAATTGCTAACCAACTAGGTGAAGGTGCGTTAATAGCAGGGTACTTGGTTCTTTCAAAAGAACCTGGTATAGATGTTCCAAGAGTAGATACATTCTTTGATAAGCTCATTCGTGAGGAAGAACTTCCGCATGATGTGCATATCACGGAATTGAGGCGTAAATTAATCAATGCAAACAAAGAAAAGAGAGCACGTGGGTGGCGTCCGTGGGAGAAGTTAGAAATCGTCCTACGTTATTGGGGATATTTTATCACCGATAAGCCACTTCCTGCTAGTGGATCGCTTCCTGTTACAGGAAATTATCCAAAAATTCAAACTGGAAAAGTTCCGTTTGAAGAAGAAAACGCGTAGTCATTAACTAGTGGCGCGATCAGTGCATAGAGCAATGATGAATGGCCTTACCTCGAAGGTTAATTCCAGGAGATTGACGAGGACAGTCTCATTGGCGCGCCGCTATATTTGGTAATAAGTATGGTACTTATTACTATAAGGAGAAAATATTATGGGTGAAACGCCTGACGAAACAGTCAAAGAACCAGTAATCGAGAAGCCTCCTGTTGAAGAGGCCAAAGAGCCTGAAAAAGTAGCAGAAGAAGTTACTGAGACAAAGGCTCCAGAAGAACCTTCAGCAGCTTAGACATAATTTTTGAGGAGCGCAACCAGGTCTTCAGAAACTTGGTTGCGCTCTTTTTCTGCTTGTTCTTTCATTCTAATATAATCTTGTTCCCAAAATACTTTATCTTTCCAAGGAAGAACGAACCCATTTGATTCGGCTGCATATATGAGACCGCCGAGACTTTTAGTCCCATTTCTAGCTAGTTGAGGCCTATGAGACCTCCATTGTCGCATAAAATAACCTGGCCCTCGGCCAATTGAACCGTACCTAGCACCGCCAGATACGGCCAGCATGAAGAGTTCTTCTGCTTCGGCTTCCGTGAGAGTATTATTATCATCCGGGTCATGTATAGCTCCTATCAAAGGTAGCATTACATTTAGCGTATACCACTCGTTAGTATCTGCCAAACCTTGTTCTTGTATGAACTCACAACAAACTTGAGCCTTCCTAAATGGAGGCCACTTTGGATCTTTGCGAGGGATAAATGGGATCTTTGTATGAGGTATTTCTCGCCGTACTTGTATCAGTGGTACTAGGTTGCGCAGTATACGTATATCAGTCTTATGACAGTAGTTTTTTGAAATTTCTGCTAACGCTGGTTTTTGTCCTTTTGCTATCTTTTCTGATTTTGGATAATTGATAGTGCCTGGGAGGCGCATCACACGATCTACGTTTGACATATTATCTACTTTAATTGGTAGATCTTTTGGAATCATATCGCGCAAATGTTTCTCGAATTCATGTGCTAGTTGCGTTACAGCTGAGCGACGACCTATTAATATATCATTAACTTGTTTTTGCTTATCATCTTTAGGCGGACGACGTAAATCAATCTCAATTGGCTCTTTGAGAATATAAATTAGTTGATAACCTCCACCTGTGCTTATCGCTAATGAAGGTCGTAGCTCATTTATAAGGAAGTTATCGAAAAACGCTAACATTGCTATAACTATTTCATTTGTTTTTGAGCACGTAAAATCTATATCAAAAGCCAAAGCACGAATGGCGATAATATCATCAATGTTATTTTTACCCCAAAGTCCTGTTCGTTGACTAATAGGGCAAGGAGTATTGACAGAATAATATACATTAGATCCCCTCTTTTGACGTTCTTTAATATCTTCAATGAGCAAATTACGTTGGTGCGCCTCGTAGGTTGCGCCACCTTCCCATTTGGGACTACCGTTATTACCAAATGGCGCCTCGGAGGCAATGGTATGACGTCCATTGAGTTCGAGCATGTCTAAGAATTCTAAAGATTGGGCTATATTTAATTGCATTTTATTTCTCCTTGATTTCCTTTATATGTGAGTTCTTTGCCTTTTGTACTTGTACCGCTTGTTGAATACTAAATTCTGCAAATGCTTTATTTAGTTCTTCCTGTTGATATATTACTACATTAAATATGCTATCGAATAGTAAAATGGATTCGTCGTATTTCTTTTTCGCATCTAACCACTTTTCCTTCGCCCTTTTATATTCCTCGGAAGACATTGAGTTCCCCACTTTCTTTCTTTTACTTAAGTATTACTATACTATACTTTCCGAGCAAAGTAAAGCGCAAAATCTATACTATAGAAAAGCGTGAAACCACAAACCTAGAAAGGAAGCAATATGGCAGGATTTACGTATAAGAGCTATAATTTCACCGATAAAGATCCTATTATCGATGAAATTAGAACTGTATATCAAGATAGTGGAGTAAACTACAAATGGATCGAAGAAAATAGTGGTGTAACATCAGCTACATTATCTAATTGGTTTACTGGCAAAACCAGAAAGCCACAAGCAGCAACTATCAATGCTGTGCTGAGAGCAATGGGATACAAACTTGGCATTGTTAAATTTGGAGAAAAACAAATCCATGTTGTTCCAGAAATGGAACAGCCAGTGCAAAAGCCTTTATCGATGAGACATGTAGTTCAAATGAAGAAGTACAAGAGGAAAGGCAAGTAAGATGAAATACAAAATGTCGTTAACAATTGAATCAAAAATATTATTTGCAATAATAGCAAAATTGATGCCACCTGGTATAGATCATTTTGATGTAGAAGAAATGCCTGATAAGCCAAACAAGCACTCAGCAGTAGCTAAGCTGATAACAGAAAACATGCCAAAAATAACAAAACAAAAATCAAACATACAAAGACCACGTTTTGTTCATCCAGATGGTAAAAGAGTGCAGGATCTTGTGATTGAATATTTAGAGAAACAACCAAATAGAATGGGAAAATGGGCAGTAATGT